TGTCTAATGGATTTAAATTACGCACAAACGGAGTTGTAGGAAACTCATCAGGAGCTACTTACATTTACATGGCATTTGCCGAAAACCCCTTTAAAAACGCTTTAGCGAGGTAATTATGTTTGTGTGTGCAGACCAAGACTATATGCCAACATCTGATAAAGATGCTAAGGCACTTGGCTTGCCAATGTATTACACAGGCAAAGAGTGTAAAAGAGGACATATTACTGGTCGATATACCGCCAGTAAAGAATGTTTTTTTTGCCGTCAAATTAAAAACGCTGACCCAAAATTAAAAGAAAAACAACGGCTTGCGTCTTTGCGTAATAAAGAAAAAATTAACATTCAAGCAAAAGAGCGTTATCAAGCAAATATTGAGTTTGAAAGATTAAGAGCTCGAGGAAAATGGGTTGCCAATAAAGAAGCTGTAACTGCTTGTAACAAATCTTGGGAAGCAAGAAATCCTGAAAAAACATTAGCAATTAGAAAAAACAACAATAAAATTCGTAAAACTCGTACCAAATTACAATGCCCAAAATGGGCTGATAGGAATAAAATACGAGAGGTTTATATGAATTGCCCTAAAGGTTACCATGTTGACCATATTGTGCCGTTAAAGGGTAAATTGGTATCAGGGCTTCATGTGGTTGAAAATTTGCAATATTTGACTGCTAATGAAAATAATCGTAAACACAACAAATATGAGGTGATTTAATGTTCTACTGTTCAACTACTGGTCAATATATTCAAGAAGGCACTCCTTTTGAAATAAATTCCGTCAATTACCCAGCTAACTGGTTAAATCTGTCAACACCTGAAGAAAAAGCTGAAGTTGGCTTAGAAGAAGTTATTGCTACTAATCAACCTGCTAACGACACTTATTATTGGGTTAGTCAGACTTTAGTTGGCCCTGACCTTACCTACATCAATACACCAAAAGACTTAACTGGCGTAAAAACTAACGCACTTAGTTTAATAAATACTACAGCATACTCATTGTTACAACCTAGCGATTGGATGGTAGTAAAAGCTACTGAAACTTCTACCCCTGTTAATCCTGATTGGAATAGCTGGAGAGCAAGCATTAGAGCCTGTGCTGACAATGCTCGCACTTTAATTACGCAAGCCCCTGATGTTGACGCAGTAGCAGGTGTAATGGGTGCAATTATTTGGCCTAAATCACCATCGACATTGGCGGCTGAAGCGGCACAAGCGGCTGAAGAAGTAGTTGAGCCAGTAGTTGAAGAAACGCCTGTAGTTGACCCTGTAGCTTAAAGGTGAGTATGGCCTTTGAAATTGACCCAGTTAAATATGGCGTTCTTTGGCAAAAGGTCGAAGATTACGAGCGTAAGTTTGATTCTATGGAACGCAAAATAGATGCTATGGATGCTGACCTTAAAAAGCTAGTTGGCATGGCAGAGCGTTCTTCAGGTGGCCTGTGGGCTGGCATGGCCATTGTTTCAGGCTTAAGCACTTTAGTCGGTTGGGCAATTCATTGGTTTGGTGGAAAGTAATGTGCCTGATTTTGATGTTAAAGCACTAACTGGCAGTTTAGATTCCGCTAGGGAAAGTGCCAAGTCTTTAACTAAACAAGTTGAAGCAATACAAAAAGATGGATTAGATGTAGCCCAGCAAAAAGCCCAAGAACGGCTAAGAAGCAAACGAGAAGCAGAAGTAAAGAAGCGGTTAGCAATACACAAGGCTTTAGCAGAATATCGGCATCGAAAGTTAATTAGCCAAGAAGAATATAACCTTAAAATTGAGTTTTTAAGGCAATTCAAGAGTACGGCAATGGGTGAAAAAGAGTGGGCTGAAATCTTGAAGATCAAAAATGAACTTGAAAAGCTGGAAAAAGAAGAAAAAGCTGAGTTTGACGGAGATTTAAAGAATATTCGTAGGGCACAATTTATGTGCTTTTTGGTAGCCGCTTGGATAGCATATTTAATTGTTTGGGGTGATAAATGATGGACACTTTAATTGGACTGCTTAAAGGCGTTGCTCCTGTCTTGGCTACTGCTATTGCTGGCCCTGCTGGCGGAGTTGCTGTGGGCTGGCTGGCTGATAAGCTAGGTGTAGATGATGCTACTGTAGAAGGCGTTACAGCCGCTTTAACTGGCAACCCTGACCTTACCCTTAAACTCAAAGAATTAGATTTTGAATACGCCAAAATGGATGCTCAAGATCGTGATTCAGCAAGAAAAGCTTATGCCGCAGTAGCCACTAGCGAATATGCTACAAAGCTAGATAAAGCCGTTGTGCCTGTATTAGCTTTAGGTACAGTAGCCCTAGCGTTTGGATTTATTGGCCTTTTGATGATTAAAGATGTGCCTGTAGACCAACAGCAAATGGTGATATTTGCACTTGGATTTATTACCAGTTCTGCTGGTCAGGTCTTATCGTTTTATTTTGGCAGTTCACAAGGCAGTAAAGACAAAACTAAAGAAATTGAAGGAATGATGAAGCGATGAATTTAAGCCCAAACTTTACCCTGCAAGAGTTAACTCATTCTGATGCGGCTGTGCGTCAAGGTTGGGAAAATAATCCTGATGCTAACGAAATCAACAACTTAACCCGTTTAGCAGAATTGCTTGAGCAGGTTCGTGCATTGTTGGGTAAACCTATTTCAATTAACTCAGGCTACAGATCAAAGAAAGTTAATGATTCCGTTGGCTCAAAGGATTCTAGCCAACACCGCATTGGGTGTGCCGCAGACATCCGTGTATCAGGCATGACACCTAGTCAAGTATGTGAAACAATTAAAACTTCAGACATTCAGTTTGACCAGTTAATCCGTGAATTTGATAGCTGGACACACATTAGCGTACCTAATACCGCTAGTGATGTAGCCCGTAAACAAATGTTAATTATTGATAAACAGGGTACACGCCCTTACGCTTAAAACAATTCCCGAAGATCGACAAACTTCCACAGGTCTTTGGGAACATCGTAAAAGTATTCATCACGGGCCACAGCCGTGTTGGGTACTTCAATTAGCGGACATTTTTTGATCTTGCTGGCCCTTATCCAGTAAGCGTGTGTGTAGTCTTTAGTCACTACATACATCGTTGTACGGGGGTGATTAAACAGCTTTTCTTTACGCTGGGCAATGTGAATTGTGTTGTACGGACAAAAGTTCATACCCCAATCACGCACTTCAACTTCAGCAAACCCAATTTCCTGCCCATTTTTGCTCAATACAAGGTCTACAGCGTATTTATCAGGGTTGGGTAAGGCATCGACATACCAAAGGTTTTTAAGCCACTCAGCGACCGCATTACGAGCAGGTGGATCGCACTCATCATGCAATCGCTGATCAAACGGCTTGTACTTCATTTCTCTTGTGCCTTTCTTCAGCCCACCTAACTGCATAAGTAAATATTTCTAACCTGCCACTTCTAGGACATTTCCACATGAACTGGTCTTTTATTTCTTCATCAGTCAATGGTGTTAGTGTCTTTGCTGGATGGGTGTAAACAGGTGTGGTGTACATACCTTCATACTTATCATGCTCATCAGGGTGTATAGCATCAAAAAAACCATCATCTTTTATATAAGCCCACGCTACTGGTTCATTCATATTGGGTAACCCACAGTCAAATAATTAACGCCAAACACAATAAAACAAATAAACAGGGCCATTAAACCGCCTAAAATAAATTCTTTCATGTCAATCTCCTAGTGAAAAATTTTGTAGCGTGGGTTGCAGGTAACTTCTACTGGAACATCGGTTGTAACGCCATTGATCTTGCGTTTAGCGGTAATTACTACAGGGCGTGTGCCAGCATCTTCACATTCGTTAATGCCAAGAATAACTTGGGCACGGGTCATGTGATACGCAGTTTTGTCGGTTTCAAGGTTGACATTTGGTGGTTCAAAAGAACTGCAAGCGGCTAATGCTAATGGGGCTAATAAAAATAAGTATTTCATGGTTTTTCCTAAAGGGTGGCAGGTCAAGGTCTTTTTAGTCGTTCGACTTCGTGTACTTGAGCTGAATAGTGTCAATGACCTGCCGTTGATTAACGGGCTGTTACTTTAAGTGTGATAACAGCGGTTGTTTTGGTGTGCTTTTCAATTAACTCTGCTGGCACATTGGCTTCTGCAAATACAGCTTTGTTATCTACAGTTTTGCGTTGTGACAATGTTACGCAAGACTTGTACAAGTTACCTTCTACATGGCCTTCGTTTTGTTTTAGCTTAGATTTGATAACTTCTGCTTGTGCTTCCAAGTCAGCGATCTGAGCCAACAACATACCTAACTGGTCTACTTCTGTAATTTGGATGTCTAATAATTGCATTTGAATCTCCTTATCTATCTCACTCCCCAATGGAGTAACTCCAGTTTATTAAGCCAGCTTAACAATGTCAACACATTTTTATTAGGATATTCCCTAATATGGTAAAAAAACAACGGGCAGTATTTGGCAGTTGTTAGCAATGGGCGAGAAAGCCGCAAAATTACCCAATTACTGCATCCTACTATGGCGGCTTAACGCCCTAAGAATGGTGGGTCAGCAGTCCCGTGAAGGAGCTTAGATTGTGTCTAACTCTGCCGCCCGATTTAATTATATTCCGTTCTTGATCTGATAGACCCGTAACAGATGCTCAAAGCACTCCCAGCCCTTTTGAAGCTGATCCTGCTGTACTTCTATCAATTTGACTTCATTGCTAGTGCCGTTTACAAACACAATTGCACATCTAGCCGTAGGCATACCTAACCCTTCACGATATGCGGCCAATTGCATTTCGTGTTCAAAGTAAACATCTACTTTTTCAAGGCTAGTGTCTTTGGTCTTAAAGTCGACAATAAAGCCTGTTTTAGCCATTAAGTCGCATTTGCCACCATACCCTAGCGGATGCCCAAAAGAACGCTCTGCAAGCCAAGGCTGTTCTCCAAAAGCGTCTTTAAGGGCCGCATCAATGTTATCCAAATATGCTGGCTTTTCAGGCATATACATTTGCTCAAAATAACCCTCAATAATGGCGTGAATCTTTGTACCCCGTTCAGCCGCTTCCCTACCAGTAGCTTTGGAATCTTGCATTACACGGGCCAGCCATTCCTGCTCAGATTCGGTTGCTACTCTAGGTAGCGTTAAAGCCGCCAGCAAGACTTGTTGTTGCTTCCATGTATCAAGCCCTGCTTTTGATAGCTGTCCGTTAATTGTTGTAACACTTGGCAAAAGTCCAAGTTTCCTTGCGTCACGGAGCGTTGTTGGCCGTTCCCCAGTTTTGCCGATGGTTGTATAGGCTGGAGTGCCTTCCTTTGTGTACCAATGACCATTTTCTTGTACCTTTTCTTTAACTATCATGTGGACCTCAGAATGGGATGTCGTTTAATACATCGTCATTCGCTACTGGTGCTTCAGCATCACGCTGTTTTTGGCCACGCCACTCAGATGATTCGGTGATTTTTTCTTTGTAATACTTTGGCAACGCATCGTATTTACCTTGATCAAACTCAGCTAACCAAAAATGGTTTACTGGGTTAATACCTTCAGGCTGGGCGTTACGCAATGCACTAGGAACAGGGCTAATACCGCTAATGTTAGCGTACTTGCCATCTTCACTATGCGTAATATTGACCATGCAAAACTTACCTAGCAATCCTTTAAGGTCAAAGTTTTTACGATCTTCAGGTGTCATTTTTTTGTTAGACCATGCTTCTAAATCTTGGCGTAAACGGGCCTGATCGCCTAAACTTACTGTATATCGTTTGGACACGATTAAAGGCTTACCATCGTCTGTTTTTAGCGGTTGACCAACATCATCGTCACCATGCAATTCCCAAGTAAACACAACTTTGTGCATGATCTTGGATTCGCCAGCCCATTCTACGGATTGGTGGCCCAAATCAATAATGCTGTACAAACGAGCCATGTGTAACCCTGCTGGGGCGATTTTAAATTCTTTGCTGTTATCTGAAATAATCATTTTTTATCCTTAAATTAGTGTTTGTGCTGTACGGAATACCAATACTGTGTTGCTTGGCTTATCCAACATGGTTGAACAAGTGCCATTACCCCAATGCTTTGATGCCCAGCCAGCAATAGCACTACGCATTGATTCCATCTCATATTGACCACAAGGTACTTCTGCGGCTTGATCTGCCTGTAGGTTTCTAATGTATGGCGTAAAGTGATTAGCCAATGCTCCAAACGGGTATTTCAATGGGCTACGCTTTTTCTTGGCCACAACTTCAAGACTGCCGTGTTGTTTGCCGTCACTATCAATAATTGCAAACTGAACTTTACAAGCGTTCAGCATAGACACTACTTTAGGTAGCGTAATTCGTTCAACATTATTCATTTGTTTGCTCCAAAGGTTGTACCAAATTGCTCAAATAATGATTTGAGTGCTGGGTGGGGTGCTGGTTTTGGGGGTAATCCACACGCAAAGCGTAGTAGATCAATTTGACGCTCGGTCAGGAATATTCCATCCTCGATGTCTTTAAAGGCTTCTTCCAACTCCCGTACCATCTGAACTTGGTCAGCCCATTGCTGTTGATTTTCTATTTCACTCATTTGAGTTCTCCAATTAACACGGCAAATGCCGTACTTAGATATTAAGCCAGCTTAAATACAATTGCAAGAACTATTTGTAAAAATGTTGTTTATTTGTTAAGATAGCTGAATGAACGCAACAGCAATTATCAAACTTCTTGGTGGCCCAACCCGTATTAGCAAGCTGGTCGGTGTATCTGTACCAGCAGTATCTATGTGGCAAAACAGCGAGATCCCACATGACAAGTTGGTAATGCTGGCCGCAACGCTGGAAAAAGAATCACACGGCTTAGTTACAAGAAAACAACTTTTACCAAAAACTTATCATTTAATTTGGCCTGAGTTGCAATAAGTTGTAGTAGAATTAAATTATTGAGGAATTGGATACTCGATAAGCTAGGGTTTTAGAGGTAGTTCTGTGGGTTTAGGAAATGAGTTAAAGAGGCATTTCCCAAGCCATCCAATCACAGAGTTACCCCTAAAACCCTTTTTTATTGTCTATTCCCAATCGTTCTTGGTTGGAGGCTCTAACGACATACCAGCGATCAAGACGAAAGTGTTACTGGGGGTAGTGGATGTAACAGCACAAAATAGGTGGCGAAGTTAGTGCCTATTCCACGAACGACTGACGGGTTCTGTAACTCCGATGGAGCAGATTAAGGCGAACTTAGGTAGGCTAGGTTCGTTCACCGAAAGAGCAAAAGGGAAATACTGCAATGTTAAAAATAGATAAGAAGTGTAGTTGTGGTCTTTGGTTTATGGTGGTTGATTGGCTACATCACCGCAAGCGTGGATATTGTTCTTATATCTGTCGTAAAACACATTTGTTGCAAAAACGACACATTAGGGAAAATCCCTAGTAAATAAATGCAAATAGTTGTTGACATTGTTAAGCTACCTTAATAAACTGGTATCACTCAATAACGAGTGAGATAGAAAAAGGAGCAACAAAATGTTTACAGCACTTAACCCAGTAGAATTTTCAGCAGTTATGTCAGTTGGCCGTCATATTCCTACAGCTTGGGAATCTATGTCAGATATACAAAAAGCGTATTTACTTGATGCGGCTGGTGATCGTTACAAAGCACAGGGTAAATTAGAATCAGCAAAAGCCTGTTATTCCCGTGCTTTAGCTCTAGCAATCAAATCAGGTAAATGATCGAAACCATCATGATTGTCTTTGCCATTGGTGTGTTTATCACCTTTGGCACAGTCATGGTGGTAGCCGCAATACTTTTATATTGGACAAACAAATGACAATAACTGTACAAAACGCCAAAACTGATTTTGACCAAGAAGCATGGGCTAACGATTGGTACAAAAGTCAATACCTTAGACTGCTGGAAGAAAACAAAGAATTAGAAAAAGAGTGTGAAGCATTACGGGAGCAACTAGATGAATCCGCTTAAAACCAATCTTGGCGATGACTTTGTAATGAGCCACGCTGATATAGCTGAAAAGCTGTTTTTACACAAAAATACTGTACCTATTGTTGAAAAACGGGCTATGCAAAACTTTAAACAAAAGCTGGCTGAAAAAGGCGTTGATATAAAGGACTTGTTGCCATGAACTTCAATGAGTTTTATGCTTTGTATCCACGCAAAATGGGCCGTAAAGACGCTGAACGGGCATGGAACAAGCTAACCCCTATTCAGCAAGCAGAGTGCCTTGAGGCAATGCCAAATTACCTTAAATACTGGAAGATCAAGGAAACGGCTAAAGACTTCATCCCATACCCTGCGTCATTTTTGAACGCTGAACGCTGGACAGACGAAATTGACATTGAGCCAATTCAATCTAAAAAGCCCGAACTGCCGTGGTATTCCAGCGAAGAACTTACCAAAGCTAAAGCTCAAGAAGTCGGCTGTCAGGCTTACGCTGGTGAAGGTTGGCAACAATGGCGAGCAAGAATTAGTCAAAAGATAAAGCAACTTGAAGAACAACTCTGACAATTATTTGGCTTGGTGGTACATCGGGGTAGCTAAGAAGCGTGGCTGGCCTGAAGTAGTCCGTTTGTTGGCCCAATACCCTGAAAAAGAAGAACGCATCAAACAATTGATAAAAAAGAAACTAGGAAAATGAGAGAAATAGACCCAAATGCTTGTATTGATTTCATCATTAAAAACGCTGGTGCGTTTGCATCTGCCCGAGGTGAGCTGTCCCAGCTTGAGTGTTTTAAGAGCAGTTTAAAAGCCATTATGATGCAAAAGTCGGGTGAACAAACCATTGGAGCACAAGAGCGTGAAGCCTACGCCAGCCAAGAATATCAAGATTTATGCAAAGCTATTGGCGTGGCCACAGAAAACGCTGAAAAGCTGAAATGGGAACTGGAAGCCGCTAAACTACGCCATTCCACATGGCAGACCCTTGAAGTATCTAACCGCACACAAGATCGGATTTTAAAATGATGACCCTTACAGAAGAATTCTTAATTCTTAAAACTTTGTTGCGTATGTTTGACGAAGCATTGAGCAAAGGTGACCCCGTAATCCTTCTACAACTCAGCGTTGATATTGCTGAAAGTTCTGAAAAGCTAGAGCAATTGGCTTGCGATCACGCCAATGGCCACTAAGCATGAGAAAGAAATTTACAGAAGAACCGCTGAACTGGGATGCTCATTATGTAGGCATCAAGGCAATGAGGGAACGCCAGCAGAACTGCATCACATTAGACGAACTGGTAAAAGAAGTAATGCCCCTGTTATCCCACTCTGCCCCTACCATCACCGAGGATCAAATACCAGTATTCACGGCATGGGTCGAAAACGCTTTGAAAGGGAGTATTCTGTCACGGAAGAAGAATTACTGGTACAGACCGAGGAACTCCTAAATGTTGGTGCTTAACCTGCCATTACCGCCATCGGTTAACCATTACTGGGGTACACACGGCCACCGCAGGTATGTCAGTAAAGCTGGCGTACAGTTTAAAGAGCAGGTACAAGACTATGTGATCGAGTACAAAGTGCCAAAGCTGGGCACGGCAAGACTTGAAATGCAAGTTACGCTTTACCCTAAAGACAGACGCAAACAAGATATTGACAATAGAATCAAAGCATTGTGGGATGCACTAGCTGACGCTGGTGTATTTGACAATGACGAACAAATTGACATTTTGATAGTTCAGCGTGGTGAAATAAAAAAAGGCGGTGGATGCCTTGTAATCATTGATATTCTTGATAAAATCGAGGAAAATGATCCCATAACTTAAGGATTTATATGGAAAATTGTGCTTTATTTGCCGCAACGATGCTTCATTCAGCTACGAATACGCATTTCTTCCATTGGTCTACTGACAGTTATGCCAAGCACCAAGCACTTGCTGAATACTATGACGAAATTGTTGAATTAACCGACAGTTTTGTTGAATCCTACATGGGGAAATACAGCAAAATTACCAAATTCCCATCGGTATATCACCAGCCAAAAGACCCAATCCAGTATTTAAAGTCGTTACAAGGCTTTGTTGGTGATGCCCGTAAAGATTTGCCACAAGATTCTGAACTGCAAAATATCATTGATGAGATTGCAGATTTAATCAATACTACAACCTACAAACTCATTAACCTAAAATAATGGACTTTTCCAATCCTAAAACTTTTAATTTGCCCGAAGGTGAAGCAAGCGAAGGATTGAAACTTGCGGATTTACTGCGTAAAGTTAATGTGGGTGGGGATGTAATACCGATGGGCCAAGCTGGAACAATGGTAAAAGGTCGTGCTGGCTATCAATTTGACCCTAATGAAGCAGGAAATAATTTAGGTGTTGGCGTGTCAGGTCAAGGCGTTGTAAATAACAAATACAATATTCCTGCATTAGTAAATGGTGTTGACATTTCCTATGGTGGCCCGTCACAAAGAATTTCCGCTGGATATTACCCAAATAAATCAGAATTTATGGGGAATCCAATAGGTGCTAAAGGTTTTAGCTTGACATACAACAAAACATTTGATTAAGGAACAGCAATGCCATTAGATAAATCAGGTACAGAAGCATCGGTCGGCAAGAACATGAAAACCGAAATGAAGGCTGGTAAGCCTAAAAAACAGGCACTTGCTATTGCACTTAATGTTGAGCGTGATAACGCCAAAGGTGACCGCAAAGCTACCCTTGAAGAAGCCTATGGCCGTTACTTAGGCAAACGGGATGCTGAAGAATGAAACCAATGAGCCGCAAGTACAAGCCTGAAGATGCAATGCTACGCCCACACAAGCAATCTACGCTTGAAAAGCAACAAGCTGACCGCATTGCCCGTAGAAAGATGATTGCCAATAAACTTAAAGACTTGGATAAAGAAGT